ATTTTTAATTGGTTTTTAATTCTACTACAAAGTTATAAAAAGTTTTTAATATACCAAACTTTTATCCAATTATTTTTAAAATTAATCTTATTGATAATCAAGTACTTAAAAGGATTGTGAAGAATATTTAAAATAATGAATATATGATAAAAATGAAATGAGGATCGGAGTTGGGGAGTGGAGTAAGATTGGAATTGGATTGGAATGGTATTGGAGTATCGTTCTGAAATTTGCCCCAAAGCCGGCCTTGCTTTTGAGTCCCAAAAAGTTTATTTTTCACACTCAATTTTTAGGGTTTTTAAGATTTATGAAAGATTTTGAATGAAGATTAACAGGTGACAGGTGTTCTATTTCATTATCAAAAATTGAACTTATTGATATTAATCTTTGATAGCTATTGACTACTAATGTTTTACCGTTTACTTTATGCCTATAAACTAAAGAACGGGGGAGACCCCCTTTTTGTAGATTATAAACATGACTGTATGTCACCCTCCCTAAAAATTTTCTCCATTTTTTTCACTATTCCCTCTTCAGAGTGTATTTATTTGAGTTTCAGGGCATTAGGTTTTTTTAGGGCTTGATTTTTGTTTTTTCTTAGATTTAGTGTATAGTTGTGTATAGTTAGTGTATAGTTAGTGTATAGTATCAATTTCTTCCATATCCCTTAACTGTATTGTAATAGCTAAGATTAGGTGTATAGATGTACCATATAATAAATAATAGAAGAGGTTTTATTTTTAATATTAATAATAAAACGGGGTTTATCCTACACTAAACTTTCTCAACCTTTGCTTTCCCTTGTTATTATTAGCTTTCAGAAGGTGTATAGTTATAAAAAGACCCTACATTAACCATACACTAACCCTACACTACCCTACACTAAATGTATGGTTAGGTTGCTATTTGTCTTCAAATCAGTAAAATTCTTTTACATTAAGTAAAATTTCTTTACACATTTAGAGTTCTTTCAATAATATTTCAAAAACCATTTGGAGTGTTAGGTATTTTTGTTTAACTTTGTATAAAATATGGATTATGGATAAGATTTACAAGGTTGTCATTAAGGGGCATCAGTACATTTATTATGGCAATAGGTATGAGGTTCTTGAGAATGGTGTTATAGCCATTTACGATGTCAGTAATATTGTTGTCATTGTACGGCGTTTTGATATTTTCAGCGAACACGATAATTAGTTTTTGTTATGGCGTTTAGGAATCAGAAGGAGATGTTTTTATGGATTTGGGATTCTCGTCCTCATTTCTCCGAGGTTTCGGGATTACCTTTACTGCCTTATGGTCATTCGAGATGGCATTGGCAATTTTGTCATATATTACCCAAGGGGAGTTATCCTCGTTGGAAGCACAACCCCGAGAACATCATCTTGATGCGGCCTGAGGAGCATTCTCGGCAGAACGATTTTGATATTTTCAATGAGCGTTATGCTGATTTGCGTAGGGCATATTACAAGGAATTTTACGACAAGGAGTTTTGACACCGATGAGGTATAGAACGGGTTGTGTTGTCGTATATAGGCGTTAAATGGTATAATTTAAATGATATATGGAGTATAATAAGAAGATAGAAGATATCCTCGATGAATTTAATTTCGAGAAGGTTCACAAGGCTATGGAAGCCTTGGATTGGACTTGGCATGACAGTGGTGTTCCTACTATTGCTGAACTACGCAGGTCAGCACGCAGGCTATTAAATAAGGTTGCGGAGCATGATGGCGATATTGAGATGAGCGGTGGAGGCTTTCAAGTGCAGAAGGAGTATGGTGATATTGGTTTATTCTTTTACATAGATAATGTTTGGGCATCAGAGTTATGAATATATTTGAATACGAGTTTAATGTGTACCCCTTCAAGCTATGGGTGGTGTTTGGTGAAGCGGACTTTAAGGATGATTTTATGTACCTTGATGGGCAAGAAGTACACAGTCATGTGGGTAATGTTATTGGCGTAGATGCCAATGTTATCGGCGATCCCGTTGTCATGGAGCAAGAGACGAACAATGTTGGCATCATAGCCCATTTCCGCACCAAGAGGGCTGCCACTGGTGATGTGATAGCACACGAGGCGGTACATATCGCTAAGGCTATCTTTAGGTACATAGGGGCTGAAATTGACCCCAACGAGCCCTTTGAGTACCTTGTGGGTTATGTGTACCAATGTATTGATGATGCAAAAAGAAAATGACATTATTAGAGCTTATAAGAGATAACACCGAACTGGGTTCTCTCGGGAAGATATTAGAGAACAAACACGCCCTTAGTCGTGCTGCGGACATTGCTTTTTTGTTGCACGATATGTTCTTGCGTAGTCCTTTCTATATCTATTCGGGCGATGTGGTTTTCTTCAATGGGCGGCACTACGAGTTTGTCCGTATGGAGAAGGTCACGGCGGTCATGTTCGATGTGTTGCGTGAGGCTGGGGTTCCCAATGCGGACTTGATGTTGCGTGGTAATCGTATCATGGACATCGCCACAAAGGCATTAGACAAGAAGGAGTTTGTTTTGGAGAGCCATAAGATAGGCTTCACCAATGGCGTGTACGATGTGGATAGGGACTTGTTCTCTGATTTCTCACCCGAGCATCATATCATTTCGTGTGTGGGTTACGACTACGACCCCGACAAGACGAGGGATGTGGATGGCTTCCGTTGGAACAAGTTTCTTGACGAGGTGCTTCCCGACAAGCGCACACAGCGTATGTTGCAAGAGTTCCTTGGTATGCTCTTCGTCGATAGGCGTAAGGTCAAGTTGGATTATATGCTTTTCTTAGTTGGTAGGGGCAAGAACGGCAAGAGTGTCATCTTTCACACCCTAAGTGGGGTGCTGGGTGCTGAGAACATCACCAATTACGATATAGAGGCCTTGACCAACTCTCGTGAGAAGCTCAAAAACATTGCCGAGGTGAATGGTATGCGTCTCAACTACTGCTCTGATATTTCTTCTTCTACTGTCAACTCCGAGGCTTTCAAGTCTTTGGTAAGTGGTGAGCCACAACCTGCCCGTAAGATGTGGGGCGACCCCTTCATAGCATACAACATCCCTTTTATGATTGGCAATGGCAACCGTATGCCTTCCACGAGAGACTTCTCTGATGGCTTCTTTCGCAGGGTGCTTATCGTGCCCTTCAATGTATCCATACCTGATGATATGCAAGACAGACAGCTTCCCTATCTGCTCACCAAGGAATATTCTTATATCTTCAACTGGATTATAGATGGCTTACGCCGTGTGCGTACACAAAACTATCAGCTCACCACTTCACTCGAGGCGGAGAAGGCGGTATCGACCTATAAAGGGATGATGAACAATATCTTTCAATGGATAGAAGACAGGGGCTTCACTTGGCATTACGATGTCAAGAGCGAACAGCGATGGTACAAGGCTAGGGACTTATATCAGGACTATGTGCGATGGTGTGAGAGTAATGAGGAATATCCGCACAACAACAGGCGTTGGGGAGAGTACTTTGCCGATATAGGTTTTGAAAAGAAAAGGCTCGGGAGTGGCATTTGTTATCTTCTCTTTAATGCTACTGTGGACTTCTGCCCCGATGGCTTGGCAGCACGACAAGATGCTGATATATTTAGACATAAATTTTTAACAACAAAAGTAAAATGATTAAGAAACAGATTAACAACTACATTTTTCGTTATGATGATAGCACTATCATCGTGAACGCTTCCTCTGGCAAGTGGTCTATGACCTACAATAGCACTAATGAACATTTTGGTCTCCTTATCACCATGCTTCATGACGATGCCTTTAACGACTACCTCGAACATTACTTTGGTGTCATATACATCTGCTCCCACTCCTTGATGGACTCGCAATGTATGGAGGAGATGGTAGCGGCTTTCGAGGGCGATATGCAACGCAAAGCAAAAATCGAACAAGATGGACAGGAAGAAGTTTGAACAACGCTTAGATAGGATATGTGAGCTTATGCGGCACGAGAATAGGCTCATGGACTTCGCCCGGGATGAACTGGGGGAGTATATGCCTTCGGAGCATCTGTTCCGTGTTGTAGACGACTACATAACCCTTTTAGAAGAGGTGTATGACATTGAGGGTGATATATCTTGGTTTATTTACGATAACGACATGGGCAAGTGTGGATTGAAGTATGATGGAGTGCCTATTTTTACTATAAAAGACTTATATGAAGCAGTTCAGAAGAATGGATAAAAAAGAGTGGTGGGTACTCTCGCAGCTCAGGGATATACCTTATGTGTTCACCTTGGTGGATAGCAAGACGACCACGAGACAGTCTATAACGGACTACGAGGTTGTGCTATTAGAGAAGCTCCGCGAGGATGGCATCTTTCACGATGGCGACCTCACCGTAGCATACAAGGGCGATGATGTGGTGATGTACACCCCACAAGGTCGTAAATATTATCGTGCCGTGGAGGGCATACGCCGTTTATTTTTCGATATAGAGACCTCACTCATACATTTCTCGGCTTTCTCCACGGGTAAGCAGTTCGTGGGATGGAAGCAGATTATCAAGGACTGGGCTATCATCTGCCTTTCGTACAAGTGGGAGGGTGAAGATACGGTCCATAGGCTTGAATGGCAAGATGGTGATGATAAGCAGCTCTTGATTGACTTCGTCAACCTTGCATCCTCGGCGGATGAGATAGTAGGACATAACTCCGACAACTTCGACATACGCAAGTTACGCACCCGTTGCCTCAAGCAAGGAGTGCCTATGTTTCCCAAGTACAGGTCTTTTGACACATACAGAAAGTCCAAGAGTGCTTTTTATCTCGACTCGTACTCGTTGGACTTCATGGGCTACTACTTGGGTCTGGGTCGTAAGAAAGAACACGAGGGTATGCCCTTATGGCGTTCTTGTGAGTTGGGTGACCGAGATGCCTTGCGGCGTATGGGCGAATACTGCGACCAAGATGTCATCTTGTTAGAGGATGTGTACCACGCCATTGAACACTTCACCAAGCCCAACACCCACGCAGGTGTACACATGGGTAAGGATAAGTGGTCTTGCCCAAGCTGTGGTGGTACTTCCGTATCTTTGGAGCGTAATGATGTGACCGAGAAAGGCACTCTGAGCCGTGTGGTCAAGTGCGATGGCTGTGGCCATGTCTATAACATCAGCAACAAGTCTTTTATGGATTATTTGGACTATAAGATGAGTGTTATACGATGAACTATGATATGGTGTATGCTTTCCTTGCTTGTCATTGGTTTAATGACCGCAGGGAGCTACGCAAGGCGAGGGCTCTATTGTTAAAATATTTCCCTGACAATAGAGACTTCCTTTTGCGTTACATGTTTCACGACTGCGATGAAGACATCATCAAGGCAGAAGATTTAAAACAGTTTATTCATGAAGAAGATAATTTTAGTGGCGGGGGTGATGGGTAGTGGCAAAGACTCTTTTGCTCATTGGTACAAAGATGCCTACGACTTGAGGGCTGTCGAGGGTGAGCGGGAGCGTTGTCATATAATGTACTTTGGCGATGGCTTGGTGCAGCTCTTGGCGGCTATGCGTAAGCTCAAGATGGATATGCGTAAGGGCACTAAGCGTTATGAATGGTGGAAGAGGTTTCGCAAGGTACGTTGGCACTTGCAGACCGTTGGTGATGCTGTTCGTAGAGCGTATGGTGCGGATTTCTTTGCTCGGCGTACTAAAGATGAGATGTTGGAGCTGTGGGATGAATACGACACTTTCATCATAAGCGACTTCCGTTATCCTGCCGAGTTCGAGGTTATGTTAGAGTTAGATGCTAAGGTGTATGTCACCTTGAAGAATTTTTACTCCGACCGTTACACCAATGAAGATGAGCATAAGTCAGAGAAGATGGCACAATGGATGCTCAATAATGGTGTACCCACAGATATGATGATTCCCTCAGAAGATTTTATTCCTATATTACAAAGACTAAAAGAAGAACTATGCTTATATTAAATATCAAGGGCATTCAGCCTGTAAAGTTCCATGAGAGAGATTTTTGTTTCGACTGCTACGCCACTTCGTGTCACGAGGTTGCCCCCGATGTCTACGAGTATGGCTTGGGCTTTAGTGCCGAGTTCGAGAGATTAAACAAGACCTGGGTCAAGGGTCGCAAGGATTGGATTTATTCTTTGGATTTTCGCCCTCGTAGTAGCGTCTGGAAGACTGGTATGGTGCTTAGTAACTGTGTAGGCACGGGTGACGAGGACTATCGTGGCGAGTACAAGGCTGTCTTTTATCACATGATGAAGTATTTGCCCAAGTATGAGGTAGGAGACAGGGTGGTACAGATGAAGGTTGGGCTCACTCCTTTGGTTGGCATAAAAAATGTCGATACCCTAACCGACACATTACGAGGCGATAAAGGCTTTGGGTCTACTGGTAAATAAAAAAACATTTGGAAGTGTAGGGTAAATTAGTTAACTTTGTATAAAATAAAAAAACATTATGGAAAATAAACAATACTATTCGGGTGGGATAAGTTTTAGTTCTTTATTGACAATCTTATTCATCACCTTAAAATTAACCAACACTATTGATTGGAGTTGGTGGTGGGTACTAAGTCCAATTTTGATTCCTGTCATTATAGCAATCCCTTTAATTCTTTTACTTGTATATCTTTATGGAAAAGTTAAATGAAATGCGCTATAAGCAAATAAATACGAAAGAGAAATACGATATGCTTCTTAAGACTGGTTTCTTCTTTGAGTTTCATCCAGAATTGACTGGTTGCTGGCAAGAAGACTTTCCTTTGATTAATGGTGGTTGTATAGATGAGAAGTTTGCAGTATCGAAGCCTTTATCGCGCGATGATTGTGATGAGAATTTTATCCCTGCTTCCAAAATGAGGGATATCGCTTATTCTTATAATATACAATTTAATCTGGACTTTATCCTAGATTCGATATTGAAAAGCGCCAAGGAGGGTAAGTATCAACTATCTATAGACCATTCTTTATGTGAAGACATATGGACAACATTATCTGAACTAGGATATCATTTAGATTACATTGATGGTAAGACAATGATTTCATGGTATTCATAGAAAGAAATTTAATTGAGGATTTTAATGTATGATAATTCATACACAAAGGAAAAAAAATCTAATTTATGACACATAAATCATTCAAATTTATGGAAAGGGACTTAATTGAGATAAACGACTCTTCATGGCAGTGTGCGGATGGATGTTGTACTTGGTATGAAACGTTAATAAAAGTTAATGGGGTTGAGATATGCAAAGATGGAGGCTTGGAAGACGTACTAAAAGCGGTTCTTAAACATTTTGGGCACGAAGTGGATGTGACGAAAACTTATGATTATGTGTAAACTTAATAAATTATGGCAACAATAGAATTAACTAAGCAATACAGGCATAGTGAAGATTGTGTCCAAGCTGGATGCCCCACACATCAAGCAAAATTCACTTATCAAAGTACTTCTGATTCTTATATGTTTGAGCCTTATGATGGGAAGAAAATATTTTTTGAGAGAGGAGAATTAGAAGCATTTTTAATCTTATTGCGAGAAATGTATGATATGCATTGTAGTTGCATAGACATTAGAGATTATATGAAATAATTTCCATTTAAAAACAGCCCGAAGTACAAGGGAACGAAGATGGGTTTTAATAAGGACACTGACGCTGTTGTAGCATTTGCGTCAAGTGTAGTTGATAATGATAATGTGGAGGTAAATGGAATAATTATTGGGAACACTACTGCCATATTTGGTGTTTTTAGGCAGTTACTGAAAGATGAGGATATGCAAATTTTATTTAAGACAGCAATAGAGAGTTTACAAAACGAAAAGGAATAAGTTATGAAATGGATAATTACACTATTTTTACTTTTAGGTGTATTTTCTTGTAAGAAAGAAGATTTACCTGATACGGCTAAAGACCCTCCTTGTAAGATAGTCAGCCGCCAATCCACAGATGGATATGTGGAGGTACGCATATTAATAACAGACACATTCGAGGGTGTCATATATGTCAAGAACCCGACCATTTATTCCCATGTAAAGGTTTATCATCCTCGTATCATTGACACAGTATTCACTCACCCTGACATAACATCAAAGAGCATCATTGCGATAAACTATGGTTGGGGTCAAATAGAAAAATAATATGAAAGCAACGGAAACACAAGTGGGAGGTAATCACTATATAGACATGGTTATACAGCCGATAGAGTTCATAATGAAGAACGGGCTTGGTTTTTGCGAGGGTAATATAATCAAGTATGTTTGTAGACACAAGTCTAAGGATGGTTTGAAGGATTTACAAAAAGCTAAGCAATATCTTGACTTTTTGATTGAATCTGAGTACGGAGAATAATAGCCCTATGCGCGCGGGGAACGAAGATGGGTTCTGCCTCTCGAAGAAGCACACTAACCTCCAAATCGTATGTTGGCACAGTTTTTGCAGCTCTGGGGATAATTTAAAAGCTGCATTTGCCCCTTAAGCTCAATTGGTGGAGCACTTGGTTTGTACCCAAGGGGAGTGGGTTCGATTCCTACAAGGGGCTCAATGCGAGAGTAGTTTAACGGTAAAATGGCGGTCTCCAAAACCGCAGTTGAGAGTTCGATTCTCTCCTCTCGTACAAGATTATGTATAATTATTGAAAATAATTTATTGGTAACTTTATTATGATAAGCAACAACCCGATTTTACGGTTAGCATCAAAGTTCGCCCCAAGGGAGAAAGAGATGTTTTTCGGTCTTAGGAAGATAGACTCTAAGAAAGCTTTTGCAGTAGAATGGACTGATAGGCAGTTCTTTTGGACTAATATATACTGGGGATACTTTTTAGCCCTCTTTGGATATAATGTATGGAGACCTTATGACCCAAAGGATAGATTTAAGAATGATGATGTAGTTTATAACGACAGATTTGATGAAGCATATAATTTATTGTCTTACTGGGAAAGCATTGATGGGTATGAAATGCAAAGTGATGATTCTTGGATGGTTACGGATATAATATGGAAAAAGATAATATGAAAAGATATGAAGTACTCCCTTTGAGGAGTATATATGGCAGTTCTATTGTTCCACAGATAGTAGATGCTGAGTCAGGCTTTATTGTAGCAAGTATGTCTCCTCACTTAGACCATAAGGAAGCTACACAATTAGCTAAGACATTTGCAGCCGCACCAGAGATGCGTGAAGTATTGATTGAGCTATTGGAATCGGCGGAATATTGGAGTGAATATGATGTGCCCTTGGGTATAGTAGATAGGATGAAAGAGGCTGTAAAGAAAAACGAAATAATAAATTAGATAATATGAAAGAAATACACGAGCCAGTACATTGGGACATACCTACAAGAAATATAAGGCTCATAGTAGGGACATCAATGCCCAACGAAGATTTTTTTAATGAACATTATGATTATGTCTTAGATAAGACGATGGCAGAGATAAAAAAGAAAGTAATAGTAAGATTTGCCGAAGATATAGATAAACTAATATGTTTTAATGTTTATCGCCAACAAAAAGAAATAGTTGGTTTTGTTGATTTGAGCGTTATAGACGAGAATTATAAATGTATTAAAGAAGAACTCGAAACAACACAAAGAGATGAAGAATACTATGAAAAAGAGTGGAGTGATTTCTTCGATAATTTAAGAAAGGGGAAAAAATAATATTCATGAGCGGGGTGGTGTAGTGGTAACATTTGGGTTTCATAAGCCCAAGTTTCAAGTTCGATTCTTGACCCCGCTACTAATAATCCTTAGGGGATAGCATCAAAGATGTATTGGTTCACACATGGCATACCAAGAAACAGCTACCACGAGCTGAAAAAAAGCTATTTTAGTCTATAAGTATAGTTAGGGCGAAAAGTGCATGCAATGTCCCGCAATGATAACATGCGACCATGACAAAGAATAAAGCCTGATACTCCTATATGGGATTAGGACAATACGGAGGACAGTTAGAATTGTGGCGTAGGATTCTAAAAACCTATGATTAGTAATAGTCATGGGATATAATTTGCTATGTACCCCGTTGATATTATATTCCATTTTGTGGCATAAAAAAAGACTGGCTAATAACCAGTCTTTACTTTCATGCTGGAACAGACCAGCACATACAATTACCGTGTACGGGCAAGGTGTAGCCCTCTGTAAAAGAATGATACCCAGTGTTCTCGTCGCAAGCAGAACAAGGATAGGAGCTACCACGATAAACCACATAACCCGTAGCTCCGTTCCTTCTCATTAGAATACTATCTATGTCATTGTATAGATAGTTAAGCACCTCTGCATTTCGTATGGTGTTAGTGAATCCCGATTTAGTTGCATTCCTACCATAAGTAAATCCCCCCGATAAAAGCCAGATAGAGGCTATTTCAGCGGACATATTCCTTCTGGCATCGCCAAGTATAGGGGAAGCACTTGGGTTCTCTAAAAACGCCCCGTATTCACTAATTAGAGCCTCTCTACTTCTTCCCAACAACAGTCCTGCGGATATGTATCCCTCAAATTCATCTCTAATCTTTTTACGAGCCTCTTCCATTCGTATTGGTAAGTTGCCACCATTGGGATTATTCAAGTATGTAATCACATCGTAATCACTTTGTGTCTGGTTCTTTTGTGATGCGTAACCACGAACCTGGTATGCCATATCTTCTATAATCCTATACAACTCGCCTATCAAGTTGTTTAAGATTACATCAGTACGGTTGTCTATTGCCATATACTTACTAAATAGAAACAATGAAGGCTGTACCCCTGACGAATACGCCAAGTCCACTACATCCTTGAATCTCTTTAGTATGGTATCTCTAACTTGGCTCTTGAGTGTTCGGCGTAGTGCTATCCTCTTCTGGGCGTATAGCTTCGCCCTCTCCTTGTCTGTCATTATCTACTTTATTTAGTATATCTGCTTGTTCCGCATTAGCTGTCTGCTTCATCAAACGGTAAAACTCATCGTTCTTGGCATACGGTGTTAGCTCTGATGCTGTTTCTACGGACAAGAACCCTCCGAAGACGCTTTGTTGCAAGTTGGTTATCAGCTCAGCGGTGTTCTGGTGTATGTAAGGCTCTATCCAAGCATTGACAGGAAGGTTGCTCATTCCCGTTAGTTTACCCACCTCTAATCCATACCCGAAGGTGAATATGTTTACCATCTTAGCAAGGAACATATCGAGTTCTGCCGCATCTGCCATTGCTTTTTCAAGTGCGGGGGAATACAGTAGCTTAATAGCCACCCCAGGTAGGTCCCCACTCCGTATCTCGGGAGGAAGCACTGTAAAGCTCCCCCTGAAGATATTGTCAAGTAGAACTTCTAATTGTAATTTGAAATGTTCACTACCATTCGGAGTGTTGAGAAACTCCGCTTGTGAAGAGGCATCGCCTACTATCGCCTTTGTAGGCCTGTACATATCTTCTCCGCCTTGTATTTCTATGCTCTCTCCCTTGAGGAACATTATAGGAAAGGCGTATGCAAGGTTATTTTGTGATAGGTGCGACACAGCCAATTCGTACTTATCTATTGAATCTTGTGAGTTCGACCAACAAGCACCATTAGGGTCACGATGATACGCTACTGGCACTTCCTTAAATCCGTGATTAACTGGCTCTCCTACTGGTCTGTATCCTCTTATCCCTACCTTTTCGAGTATTTGTGACACAAAGGTATCTCCTTTGTCTTTTTTGAAGAGATAATATTTCTTATCGTCCCACACTTCTACATAACTCACTCGGGCATTACCCTCTTCGTCATAGGTCTCAAACTTCCTTGCGAATAGTTCCAATTCACCCACATCGTTGTAGTGAGGGAACAAGGTGTCTCCATTGAGGTAGGATAATGTCTTCCAGAAGAACTTATCTTTCTTTATTACACCCACAACAGCACCATCGCCAACCACTTTTATAGACTTCACCCCTTGATAAAAAGCCTCTTCGGAGTGCTTTATATGCCAACCCTTTTTCATTTGAAAGAATAGCGTCTTGTCTGCTTCTGTCTCTTGTGGCGAGGTAAGCTCGAAATGTATGTCGTTACCACATACATGGATTATCTGCTTAGTGGCTATTATGCTTTGAAAAGGGAAAGCACACCGTATCATTTTCTCGGTGTAGTACCTCTTTCTACCTTCATCATCTTCCTCGACATGTATCTTATCGGGGTAGTAGAGAGGGTCGTTTATCTTGTGTCCAGAGGGATAATACTCCCTTAGAAACTCCGACTGTGGTACGGCGACCCAAGTGGGCTTGGTCTCTATCACAGAGGGGTTATCTATGGCATACTCTGATGCGGATATACTCGGAGCTATCCTCTTGAATGGCTCTTTCGTGAGTATGTTCTTCAGTTCGTTTTGTTTCATTATTTATGTGGTTTATAAGAATCCAAGTCCTTTTATTCTCGGTTTAGTGCTTTTTTTTACTTCTTCAAAGACCGCCCTCGTTACTAAGGATTCTATGAAGTCAGGCGACCAACCTACCATTTTTATCATATCTTTCTTCGTAGGCAATCCCCAACTCCTCTCGTTCTCTAATCTTCGTATCGCTTTCTTCTCCTTGATAAATATATCCCTTAGTGGCATCTTCTTCTTTCGCCTCGTATCATACTTCCTCTCCAATAGCTCTGGGTTGATACTTATCTCCTTGAGCTTTAGCTTCTCGACCAGCCTGTAAGCACATTCTGATTTTAGGTTTTTGAATATGTTTCTATCTCCGTTTGTTGGCATTGCTTGGTTGTTAAATGGTACAGCCATAGGGAAATATCCCTTTAACAACTGTCCTACACCTTGCAGGTCGTATGCGAACCTATCGTGGCTACATCCCCACAGATTTAACAAGCTCTCGGTATATTCCACGAAGTCCTTAGAGTTCATCTGTACTACTCTGAGGTCCTCGAGATGCCAACCATTCCATTTCCAGAACACGGCGTTGTCCCCGCCATCGAGGGCAGGGTCACAAGTAACATATTTCTGTCCGTTGTCTTTCGGAGTGTTATTCAGGAAGTTTTCTATATCCTCTAAGGTTATCAAGTCAGACCCCACGGTCTTAAACTTCCAGTTACCATCTAAGTCTCTCGCTCTCTGCTCCTCATCTTGTTGCAGTAGGTTTGCCATGTACGAGGGGTCGGACTTTAGCAGTATCTTATTCTCGTATAGCTCCCCTATTATGAAGCTAACTGACTTGACAAACATATCTTGTGGTGTGGTGAACTCGGAATATTCTTCTCTCCAATATTTATCTATCTCTCCCCTACATTGTTGATACACTTCATCCCTTGTGTTGCCCCATACTATACTGCTCACCGTGTCATCGCCCATAAAGCAATACCTTATCTTTCCACTTCGTTCTGGTATAGGGATACCATCTTCGTCTATCCACCAATCTATAAAGTTAGCCAACCAACTATCGGGGTCGGGGTTACAAGTCATGAGTAACCTATTGCGTATGTTTTTTGAGTTACGGTTACAAGTCAGTAGGTACTTGAAGTGTCTATAACTTATCTGCGTAGCCTCGTCAATACCTATGTAGGCTATCTCTCTTCCTTGGAACATATCACGAAAGTCCTCGTAGGAGTGGTTGTATCCCCTGAAAGACAGAGTGCCTCCTGCGGCGAAGTTCCAAGTCATGTCGTTTTGTGACTTGTTATAATCCCCAAACGGTGACAGTAGGTAGTCTGCTGTTTCTTCTATTGTACGGAAGTCGTCTTTTTTCTTTCTTAGTATGTATGCTGTGAAGTTCTTGTTTCGTATGTCTTTTATTGCCTCGAGTACCTCCACGAAAGTCTTACCACCACCTCTCTTACCTCCATAGACTGTTATGTCGGCATTAGAAGCGGCGGCTTTCTCTTGCCCTCCTCGTTGGGGTATGATGTTCAGCAGAGGGTCTTCTTTCTCCCTTATCTGCTCTATCCACTCGTACGATAAGACCTTTTGTCCTTTCGCTGTGGTGAAATTTTCATACTTCTCCATATATAATGCAAAGATAGATATAATTTATCAAACTTGTACTTTGATAAATTTTGTTTATCTTTGTAGGAAATTATATATCAATGTCATATAAAGATGTAAGGCTTATACATATACTCGAAGACAGTAAGCAAGGGAGGACACCTCATTTTGTGTATTGTCCTATATGTAAAGCTAAGGGTATCAACAATATACTCTGTGATTTAGATTCTGGAAGTGGAGTGATACGTATCAAGTGTAAGAGATGCAAGAGTATGTACGAGATAGATTTCACCGATAAGAACAAATAGGAAAAACCTAATATAATAATAAGCAATGGAAGAAAAAATCTACCAGAAATTAAAGGAAGGGTTGAAGAACAGCCCACTAAGCGACCGAACTATAAGGTCAAAGGCGATACGCCTCGCCAAACGCTATCAAGACGAAGAAGCATTCACCGATGAGATACTCAATGATGCGGTGGAAGATTTAGAAGTCTTGAGCGGTCAGTACAACAAGGATGTTGCAGACACCATTAAGGCTGAGAAAGAAAAACTTGAAGCTAAGTACAAAAAGCAAGAACAAACTGAACCCCCTGCACCTCCTAAGGAGGATAATAAAACACCAGAGGAGCTTGAGGCTCTAAGGCAAGATGTGGAGAGGGTTAAATCTCTATTAGAGATGAAAGAGAAGGCCGAGAGGACATCCAAGCTCAAAACGGAAGCACTCAAGCTGCTCAAGGAGAAGCATAATGCTGACAACGAGTATGTTCTTTCCAACGCTCTGCTCAAGATAGAGATTGCAGACCAAGACACCGCTTCATCTATTGCCGAGAAGGCTATACCTGTGTATGATGCGGAATACAAACTTGCTTATGGTGAAGGCGTACAACCAAGAACAAGTCGACAAGGAGGAGAGCCGACAAACGACTACCTGAAACAACTTGTTGATAAAAAGAAAAAACAAATTAAAAAAAATTAAACTAAAAAATTATGGCTGGATTTGTAAAATCAAACACCACTTACGGTGGGTCTGTTGCTATTTGGAAACAAGTAGGCGACAAACTTACTGCGGGTGCTATGCTTGGTGTTCTTCCCGATGAAGGTGATGTGCTTTCTGCTGGGACTCCCGTTGTGGTAGATGCCGTTGGCGGTACTGCCCTTCCTATCGAGTTTTACGAGGTTAAGACTACGGCTGCTGCTGCGGCTACTTCGTTAGTCATCGTGGCTAAGGAGAACTACCCTGCACCTATCGCTACCGACAAAATTACTGTTTACACCGCTGATGGTCAAGAGCTGACTGTGTCAGCGGTAGGAGAAGTGGATTCTGGGGGGATAACTCTTACTGTAACAGCACTAACTGCCGAGGTTGCTGCTGGTACTATACTATATCTTTCCGAGAGAGATTCGGTGGACATTGATATTTCAGGCCTGAAAGGGCTTGTGTATAACGATGTGTATATTAAGGAAGACACCACTTCTGCATCAATCTCTGTTGTTACAGAAGGAACCGTGTATGGAGATAGAATACCTTTCATACCTGCTTCTATCAGAACACTATTACCTAACATTTCATTTGAAGGAGGATTTTAAACATGGATAAAAGAGATGCACAATATTACGACCTTATAGGTAGGTCGCTTGGAGATATTCCTTTTCAGACTTTTGTCAATAGCTTCAAGGAGATATACGATGTCCCTCAAACGGAAGGTTTTGAATGGGATGATGAGATGCAGATGGACTTCGATTACAAGATGATTGAAGCCGAGATGGGTGCGAGTGTAATGGCTTCCTACATCGACTATGATGCCGATGTGCCATTGAGAAGCACTCGTGGTTTTGAGACCATAGGAGGTACTATACCTCGTATGGGACATGGTTTTGTTATCAATGAGAAGATAATGCGTGAGCAGATGCTTCTTGCCCAAAAAGGCGTATTTGATGACGAAGCTAAGAACGCCCTTACCAAACAACTGTTTAAATCTGTGGATGAACTTATTAGCGGTAACTATAACAGGCTGTCTTTCCAAAGGCACCAACTTGTATCTACTGGTAAGCTATCCCTTAGTTCTACGAATAACGCAGGTGGACTGACGAGCCTTGAGCTTGACTTCCAGATTCCTTCGAGCAATATAACCACAAAGACTACTACTGCGAGGTGGTGGACTGATGAGTTTACTACCGAGGGTACTACTTCTGACCCTATGGCTGACCTTTTGGCTCTCGTAAAAGCCTACAAGGATGCCAGAGCCCCTCAAGGTAGAGTAGAGATGTCCAAGACCCTTTGGGATAATCTTCTTGGTCATTCAGCTTTCTTGACTGCTGTGGGATACCTTTACAACCCCACCTCGGCTGACGATGCTACTGCACTTCTGTATGGTAAGCGACTCACCGAAACGGAGATAAAAGGCATAGTAGAGAGGAAACTTGGTATGCCTTTGATGATTATAGACCATATTGGCGTTGTTGAGTCTTACAATAAGACAACTAAATCTATTGACTTTGACGAGGTCGCTTCATTCAATGAGTATGCTGTTGCTGTTGTTCCTGATGGAGACTTGGGTACTATCAAGGCTGTTAGACCTCTCGTTGTTCCCGACCCTGCCGCAAGAATAGCTTTCTACGATGAGGGCAGGACTGTACTCAAGCAGACATTTGATGCTAAGAGAACGATACAGTATATAGAGACTCAGCTTACAGCACTATGTGTTCCGAGCCGTAGAAAATATATGTTCTACCTCAATATTAAGTAAAAATGGCTACATTAACCATATCTGAATATATCCAAGCGTGTGTCGGGTTTGATATACCCGACAACACCTTGAATGCTATATTGGCAGGGAGGGAGATAGAGGTCACCGCCCTTATCTCCTCTGTCAGTAAGCAATCCAAAGAGCTTTGTTGTGCTGATGCTTTCCGTTGGGCTTTAACTAAGCCAAGTGGCAGTGTCTCGGTATCTGATTCCGATGCGGGGTGGAAACACGCTGAATCTTCGGCTTCTATCACCGAATATGACAAGGTTAATTGGCGTAAGATGGCAAATGAGATATATGCAAGATATGGGGAGCCTGTTATCACCAATAAGATGAGGATTCGTAGTTTATGACAACCGTGTTCTTTATAGATACTGATGGTTTTCTTCGGGCATACACCGAGGCTAATTTTCAGCGTTACATATCGAATAACCCTCGCTTTCCACATTCCATAGTTATCAGTAGGGTCGTTAGGACTACCAATGAAGAGGTTGAGACCTCACCTTGGGATTCGAGCGACCCTGATACTGTGGAGGTGATAGAGATAATCTATAATGGTGAGGGCAGAAACTACAAGGATGGTATTAAGAGGGGTAGAGATAATGTCACCCTTTATGACTTTGGCATATCCATTCCTTATACAGAGATAGAGTTAAGAAAGGGCGATAAGGTGGAAGTAGTGGAGCGTAACAGAACAATATCTGGCTTCATACAAGACTCTTACCTTGGCAATCTTGGGTTGAATGTTTATTGGAATACCGACAGTAACTAATGAGTAATAAGAGGCGTTTTGCATACGGAAGGAAGAAAGCTGAAAGGCTGATTGACAATGCTATTTTTCGGTCTTTGTTTGCCATCGGAAGGTATCTTATAAATAATGCAGAAGCACAAGCAGAGTATAGGAACTTAACGGGTAACTTGATTACCTCTCTTTCTTTCGGAGTATATGCAAACTATTCATTGAGAGAGGTGGTGTTCATAGATGGTAAGAAAGCCCCCTTGAGGGTCAAATTGACCAAGGGTGAATCTGTGTATAAGTTTATGGACTACGATGGTGGTTATAGGAGTTATTTCACCGCTGATGCGGATTCCGATGGTCGTTATGGCAGTTCCTCTGTGATAAGATTTTTTCGGTCGTACAACCCCAAAAGACCTTTTGAAGTGGTTGTCTCTACTGGTGCTGAATACGCTGTCTTCCTTGAGCGAGAATTAGACCTCAATGTGCTAACTGATACTCATTTGGTGGCAAGAACGGTATCCACAAGATTAATTAAACAACACATGAAGATATAATGTCTGCTGGTAATAGAAATATTGGAAAGATAACAAAGGGATTGTACGACACTCTCGTGGCTTCTGGGTATGAGATTTTCACTACACGGCCCGAGAGCGTACCTGAGAGCTTGGATAAGTTCATCGTAGTCAATATACCTGCGAGGGTCATAGACCTATTGGGTTACGCAAGGACTGTGGGGCGTGTTTCTCTATATGCAAGGAGTAAAAAATACAACGGGTATATCATTGAGGACATAGCCACATTACAATCCATGCAAGACAAGATATATTCCTACCTTCCTATTAAGACAGACAACTACATTATTGGCAACCCCACCTCAATCAATCTTGGTGGTGACAACACAGGCTTTTATGTATGGCATATTAACTTAGACATAACAATTATTTAAACACTTTCAAATTATGGCAATGACAACTATAACAGACTTGAAAGATATTTTCAGCGGGGTATCGAGCATAAGAATTTCTACTTCGGTACAAGCTGACCTTTCAACTGCCGCTTGGGATTATGAACTCCCCGTGGCTAACGATTCCTTCGACATCACACAAGACGAAGGTACTATTAACGAGTACAAGGTTCTTGGACTTTCGGCTGCTTGGTCTATCAGCGGCGAGGGTGGAGGTGTAGGACTATCCTTCACTATCCCTACCGTAGATGACACCTTTGTGTCGGAGTTCTACGACCCTACTACTACTTCTTTGACGACTGCCTCCGAAACTATTAACGGCGTGGCGGGTACTTTTACTGGCAACGGTTACTTTATGAAGAACGATATGTTCGAGGGCTCTGCTCTTATCATATCGGAAGCAGGTGATAAAGCACTTTACATCAAGCACTTCAAGGGCTATCCCGCTTTTCAGTTCAACGACCCTCTGGCTGCTCCCGTGGCTATCAACCTAACAGCGAGGCTCGTAGGCGGAAATGTAGAGTGTGATTTCGCACTTCTTGATTTCACACCTACTGTTACACCATAGTGTAATTTTTAAAATTAACTTTTGGGGCGGTAAGCTGATTGCTGCCGCCCTTATTTTTAATAAAATGGGAGAAATGAATAAAGAAAAAGAATTAAATGACTTGGTAGAGGATAAGCCTACTAAGGTCAAACTTGGCAAAGGTTATGTTAATATCAGTTGGCCACGTGGTGGCACTCTGCGTAAGATAACGGACATATACCTTGACGAAAAGAAGGATTTAAAGTACGAGCAACAAGTGACATGCAAGGTTGCTGCCGCTCTGGTGCTAAACAACTTCTTCCTCTTAAAGTTTTTCCATTGGTTCTTATGGCGTTGGTATTTTTATATCAAAGAATACTCCGATAAGGACTTGAAGATGGTTATTGAAGAGGGTAAAAAAAAAGTGGGGCTGGACTCATATTATATGAATATGATATTAGTGACAGGATTGAGAGATACGATACAAGCGATGACAAGGGAGGAAGTAAGTCGTTTCCACCGAGAACTTTTGTCGGAACAAAAGGGGTCTTAATGGAGAAATACCCACAACTGTTCTTCCCAAGGGCTTTTTTGTTGTGGTATATTCCAGAATATCTCTATAATTGGGGTTATTCGAGGGCTTATGTAGAGTTGATGTGTACTGATACTGTTATAATGGATTTCAGCGATGGAAAGAAAAAGAAAATGACCACTAAGGATTACGAAAAGACTATGGAAGTATGGAGGAAGAAGCAATCCGAGGGTGATAAATATAAGGGTGCTTGGGGTACTATTAAAAAGAAAGAGTAATGGAATTAGAGAAACTTTTTTTCAGTCTTGGGCTTGACACCAAGGATATGGATAAGGCTTGGGATGAAGCTATGAAGAAATACGGCACTAAGGCAAAGATAAAGGTGTCCGTAGATTCTAAAGAGGTGACTAAGGCCGCCAATCAGACCAAGATTGTCAAGGAGAACAATAAACAGATAGTGTCTAATGCCCAAGCTCAAGAGCGGATACAGAGGGAGATAAACGCTACCAAGAACAAGGAGCTGCTTTTGGCGGAGAAGATACGCACTCAAGAGGCTAAGACCAACAGCATAAAGCAGAAGTCACTTTCTCATATTGATAATGCTAATAAGAAGATAGCACAACAAGGGCGTTTGATGCAGAACCTCAAGACCCTTGCGGCTTCGTATATCTCTATCTTTGCGGCTTCTCGTTTTGTTAGGGAGCTTGTCACTATAAGTGGTGAGTTTGAGATGCAGAGGGTGTCTTTACAAGCCATATTACAAGATGCCGAGGGTGCTAATAAAATCTTCGAGCAGATAAAGAATTTGGCGGTTAAATCCCCATTTCAGTTTAAGGATATTGTTTCATACACAAAACAATTATCTGCCTTTTCTATTCCGATGGAAAAACTATACGACACAACTAAGATGCTTTCTGATGTGTCGGCTGGTCTCGGTGTAGGGATGGACAGGCTCACACTTGCCTATGGGCAGATTCGTGCAGCCTCTGTTCTTAGAGGACAAGAGATTAGGCAGTTGACAGAGGCAGGTATTCCCGTTATGGAGAACTTGCGTAAGAAGTTTGAAGAGTTAGGGGAAGAGGGTATCACCATTGCCGATGTGTTTGACAAGGTGGCAGCAAGGCTCGTTCCTTTCTCTATGATAGAAGAGATGTTCCAAGATATGACTGCCGAGGGTGGTAAGTTCTACCGTATGCAAGAGATACAAGCTGCAACTCTCAAAGGACAAGTATCCAACTTGATAGATGCCTATCAGATTATGTTATCCGAGATAGGAGAGGGTAATAATACCGTTTTAAAGGGTGGTGTGAAGGCTCTTCGTGATATGATAGATAACTATGAAGAGGTGGGGGAGAAGATTATGGAGCTTGTTGGTATCTTTGGCACTTATCGTGTTGCTTTGACTATTGCTAATCAACTCAAAGCTATCCATGTCATTCAGACAAATGCTATGGCTGCTGGCACTGCGAGGCTCACCACTACACAGATATTGGCTGAGAAAGCGCAGAAAGCCCTTAACAAGTCAGTATTGGCTAATCCCTATGTTATGGCGGCCGCCGCTGTTGCCGCTTTAGGCTATGCTATTTACAAGTTTACTACCTACCAAACAGATGCAGAGAAAGTACAGTCGAGGGCAAATGAAGCACACAAGGAAGCCTTGGCAGGATACATAAAAGAGGAACTTGAGCTAAAAAAGATGTTTGATAGGCTTGAAAAAGCCAAGAAAGGCACAAAGGAATATTCAGATGCCAAGGATGTCATACAGCGTAAGTATGGTGATTATCTTAAAAATCTAAAAGACGAGAATGGTGAGATAGTCAAGTTAGCCGATTCCTATGACTTATTAAGCAAGAAGCTGAAAGGGGTTCATATGGAGAGGGCTAAAACTGCATTCATTGGTGAGGCGGAGAGAGAATGGGCAGAGTCGATGTCTGATGCAATCACCACCACTATGGATAGGATAGAAAAGGCTACTGTTCAAGGTCTTTTATCTACCGATGCAGCCTCCGAGCTTTCTATCTTTATGGGTGAACTTATTAGGGGTGAAAAGCAACTCTCAGATATGTCTGATAGTGTTCGGAAGAGCTATCAAGTGCTTCTTGATGTTGGTGGTGGGCTCTTTGGCAAAGATATTAAGCGTGTTGTCGCTGATGCCGCTGAAGCTAATAGGGAGTACAGACAGATGATGAGTGCTTCTGAAAAGTTTTTTGCTGTAACGGGAGGGGAAGAAGTTCTCGGTCCGCCTTTGCCAGAAAAAAAGAATATACAAGAATGGAGAAAAACTATTAAGGAGTATGTAGATTCTCTTGATAAATTCAAGGAGAGCATCGCCATACGTGATGGAGAAGCCCCCGAGGCTTATTTAGGAAGATTGCGAGATGAATACGCTAAAACTGCTGACCAAATTAAGGTTCGTTCAAAACTTGCTGGTTACGATGTATCGGCATTACAAGATAGACTTGAAGCTATTGGAGGTTTATTTTCTGCACTTGGTGTTCCCATAGTAGAAACAGAAGAAGCGGCATCGGGAGGGAGTACGACTAAGAGAGAAGAAGACCCTATGGTAGCGATACTCGAGGCAAGAGCAAGAATGATACAAGAGGTGGAGAAGAACTACAAGTCTTTGCTTGGCTCTCTCTCTGAAGGGGAGGCCAAGGAGTTCCTTTCGCAGTTATACGGTGATATTGACTGGTTACCAATAAATGACTTGCGTGGGGGGTTGCGTGGTGTCATAGAAGATTTGAGGGAACTTGGAGAAGAGGGTGTTAAGTCCGCCAATAAACTTCAAGAAGCACTCGATAAAGCTGAAAACAAAGAGGCAGTACAAGCCGCAATAGATAAAGCCGAAGAGTGGAAGAAACGAAGGGAAGAGATAAATGAGATAGTAGAGAAGAACGCCTCCGTAGAAGAGAAGATACAAGCGTTGATTAAAGAGAGGGATGAGCTGTTGTCTAATGCTATGAATGAGCGTGAGGAAGAAGCTATCAACACCGAGTATCAGTCACGCATAGATGCTTTACAACGAGAGATGTATCAACTCACAAATTTATACAAAAAGCTATTCAGTGATTGGAACGATATGGGTGCGGAATCCCTTGAAACGCTCTTGCAAAAAACAAGACAAGCACAAGAATCAGCTCGTGAGATTACTTATGGAGATGGCAAGACAAAGATGCTTGTTACTGTTGATGGCGAAGATATTGAGATGACTGTGAGGGATTATAACGCCCTTATCAAGAAGTTAAAAGAACTCGAAGATAAAACGGGGGAAAATTCTCCTTTTAAGCGTTTATCAGAACATATTGAGGGCTTTGATGATGCGTTAAAAGAGGGGGGTGCTACTTTTTCTGACTGGGTAAAACAATTATCTAATAAAGCACAAGACGCTCTTGATTATATATCTCCTCTTGGTGATTCCATGGTTGGTCTTCTTGAGTCTATGGGCAATGAAGGTGCTGCCGATGCTGTGCAGTTAGGTATGGACTTAGCACAAACAGCACTCGATATAGGTACGGCTCTCGCAAGTGGTAATTATGTACAAGCCGCTACGGGGATTATCAAAGGCATAACACAAGTCTTTGCTTATCACGACAAGAAGATGCAGAGGTTAATAGAAGCATCACAGCGTAGGATAGCGGACTTGGAAACGGCTTATGACAGATTGTCAAGGGCAATGGATAGGGCTTTGGGTGAAGATAGGTATAAGTATGGCTCAATGCAATATCGCAACCTCATAGCCCAAACAAAAGAGATAGAGAAGCAAATAAAACTTGAAGAGCGTAAGAGGAAGACCGACAAGGAAGCGGTACAATCCATGCGGAAAGAACTTCAAGATTTACGCTACCAAGCACAAGACATTGTTATTGAAATGCGTAATGAACTCTTGGGTGGTGATATGCGTAGCTTGGCACAGCAGTTTGGTGATACTATCTTTGATGCCATAATGAGTGGCAACGATGCTGCCTTAGAGTTAAAAGGCACAGTCGATGAGATGATACAGAACATAGCAAGGAATATGCTATTACAGAAGTTGATAGAGAAGCCTTTGGATGCCATTATTAGCAAGTACAGTGATTCTTGGATTCGCCCCGATGGTACTTTCGCTGGGTTTGACCAAGTGATAAATTCCTTACCACAGATGGGTAATGAACTTATGGGCTTCGGTGAGAATGTAATCCCTATCTATGAGGAGCTGATGAAAGCCCTTGGATGGAGTGACAGTACTGATGGTAGTCAAGGGGGATTAGGACAAGCGGTAAGGGGTGTGACAGAAGACACTGCTAACTTGCTTGGATCTTACTTGAATGCTATTCGTGCCGATGTGAGTATCAATAAGAGTACATTATCTACTATATCCATGAATATTGGGGATATAAACAGACAAATGAGTAGTGCCGTGGGGTATCTTGCGGATGTAACCCAAAACACTTTCCGTAGTGCCAACAACTCCGAATCTATACTAAATAAACTTAATGAGCTGACACGAGCAAACGGTGCTACTAAGCTCAATGTATCAGTAAAAACTTCATAATATGACACATACTGTATTAATACAAAAAGGGGCAGAGATAAAGGATGTGAAGGACTGGGGCTTGGTGTGTAGTGACTTTCCTTTTCTTTTGCTGAAAGATAAGCCTAAAAATATCTACACGAGAGAATATAAAGACGAGGATGAGAACTATGTCTTTATGCCCGAAACGGTCAGGTACGATGGCAAAGATTTCTCTGTAACATTTTTCTACGGAGGTAGTAGGACAGCCGCTGTCACCAACATACAATCATTCATTAACTACATTGCTGATAGTGAGTTCACCATATACAATGAATATCTTGGTATAGGAAGACAAAAGACGAGGATGGTTAATGCGGTAGTGTCGGATAAGAGTGTGCTTGACAGCTCTGCCGTAATAGAGGTTACAGTAAACCTCCGTACGGAAGATAACATAAACAACATTGCGATATGATAATTATACAGAAGAAGGGAAGCCCCGCCACCACTTTTCACATAGACTGGGATTCTGGGATGTTGATAGAGGATTCTCCCACCTCTACTACTTCCTTCACTCTCGAGCCTACGAGTGGTGAGCTGGGCTATACCTCTGACATACAGTTTCTAATAGATGGCTACGGCTATCTGCGTGTAGACTCTACCAATGTGAGGGCTATTGCCAACTCCTTGACCTATAATGGCACATTTATGCAGAGCCCTTTCTTGTCTGTCGAGGTCAAATCTTCACATCGTGTAGATTTTACCATAGGAGATTATATCGTATGGGACTATGATGGTCTGACTTATCATCTGACTGATACGCCTAAGGAAGATAAAAAGGCTACCGAGGGCAGTTACGGAGAGGCTTTCTCCTATGAGTTGCGTTTTGAAAGTGCTTTTTCCAAGCTACAACAT